GCTAAGTATCTTGGTGTCTACTGGGGCGGTGCCTTCGGTCAAGGTGGTGTAGATATTGAACCCAACATTGATGTCAAGTATACGAAGCACGAGATGGGTAGATTACTTGTTAGACCTGATGCTAAAGATGATGTGAAGTTTGTATTAGTTAGAGGTGGTATGCCTAACTACGAACTGATTGGTTGGATTATGGGTGCCGATGCTAAGAATCCAGAGTGGTTGGATAAGCCTGACTGGCGTAGACCAGAGATCTATTGCGTTCCAGAAGATAACTTGAGAAAATTTAGAGGGAGTTACAGTAACTGATGGCTACATATTCATACGAGTGTCCGGGTTGCGGTGATGTAAGAGACATCGAACGCAAGATGAGTGATCCGGAAGAGACATACATCTGCGACACTTGTCATTCAACATTTGTCCGTAAGTGGACAGCTACACCTACCATATTCAAAGCTACTGGTTTCTACTCAGTAGAAAATCCACGAGGATAAAACTAAAGCCCTCCCGAAGGAGGGCCTTAGCACCTAGAGTGGAGGATCAAGTCCACTACATTTATCTTAGCATTACTTTCCGTAGTCTTCCTTCAGGAACTTGCCACAGTATGGCCATGGTTTAGAACCTCGATCCACATAAATATGAAGGGCTACATAGAACTGTTCAAGTAGAGTGGAATCCTTTGGTGGTTTGTCGCTGTTGCCGCCATGTGCAACCCATGTCCGGGGATACTCAATCTGAAATGCCCCCTGAAATTGTTTGCGTTTGCCGCTAACAGCATTCAATCTACCGGATGATTCACACATGGCTAATTTTTGCCACGATAAAGGGAGTTGATCCAGCTCGAGGTCTGGAAGCTCTACAACTTTTGGAACTACCTCTTTAGGTTTTATCTCGAGATGGATCGGGGCGTTTGGGGTCAGCGAAATCGCCAACCCCAAAGCCACCAGTCCTATTATGAATCGGTGATGCATTACTTCTCCTTCCACAGTAGGGCTGTGACCAGCCCCAGTATTGGTATCGCAATTAGTATCGGTTGATTTTCTGCTATCCCAACAGGGAGAGTAAAGAACAAGAGGATGACAAGTATGAATCCAATCAAATTCTTTTCCCTTCTTGGAACTGCATTTGTTGCATCTCTTCGACTAATGCATCGGGCAGAAAGTCCGAGTAGATGTGGTCGAACGAGTGAGTCTTCTCATCATAGAGCAGGAGGTTATCCCACTCGATGCCATCGTCATCAACCAGCATACAAATTTCAAAGTCTTTGCCATCAACCTTTGCATCGAAGTTGACCTGCCATCGCATTGGTTTTGGTTCATTCATCTTGATTTCTACGGTCACCGGGATCTCCTCTCAATCCTTCAGCTCGGTTAGGTCAATCATTTTTGTAACGCCGCGAGTCTCTTCGTAGTTCTCTCGGTTAGTTATCCACCACTCAAGACCCTGAAGTCGTGTTGCAAGGTCAAGATTTACCATCGGATCGGATGAGTAGATGACTACCCATGTCTTGTGAACTGTCATTGAACTACCTCGCATTCTTTTTTGCATTCACAGCAGATAAATTTACTGCCTAAAAAATCCACATCATTGTTACAGCAAGCACTTCCTATTGGTCTACTCATTTGTTTTCTCCTTAGAAGTTTTCTTTGTAGTGTTTGATTGCCCAGTCAAAGAGGATGCCCTCTTCGAGCTGAGTGTTTTTGCCTTCGATGTCGAAGTAAAAGACTTCGATGTCACCAAGACCAATGTGTTCCTCGATCCTGACACCATCTTCTTCAGGGAAGAACATCGACATGACATAGAACCGATTAGGACCGGACTCGGCATGAACTATGGGATTACTTTCATCTCCTTCATCTCTTTGGTTTTCGGTAACCGCAGAGACTTCTTCTTCTCGTTGCTTTAGCGATGTCATTTCTCACCTCCAAAGTAGCACTCGAGTGATGACTTGAAGCAGTAGTGGTCGCCCACCCAGTTGATGTGATCGAGAAGCCACATCGCTCCGGCAAGTGCCGCGATAACGCTTATCGATAAAGAGATCGCAAAGACGACCTCTCCTTTCTTGTTTAGTTTCATGTTGACCCTTTCTCTAGTTGTGGTCTGTCTCGTCAGGATGGCTTGACCATTTGCCACCGACCTCCCGAAGGAGGTTTCGACTATTTTCTTTTGCTTCCTTTCTTCAGCTCGAACCCATGCTGACATTCTTTGAGTGGTCTGCAGCAATCTCCACAGATGACTTCACTCATGCACTCACCTTCGCATCATGTTCATCGAGGAGAATCTCCACCCCGAGTTGGATCCGGTCAGAATCCGCATCACTTGCGAACTCTTCGAATCGGGTTCCCTTGATGGCAGTTCCTGCCCATTCGATGAAGTTCTTCTCATCGGTGGACTCGATGAAGCGGATGTCATAGACGATGCAGTCTCCGTCATGGGATGACTCGCCTATCTCTCGGCTTCCTTCGTAGATGTGGCAAGTGTGACCGATTTGCCCTCGGCGGTTCTCAAAATAGCGAACCTTTTTCAGTTCATACTTCATGGTCTGACCCTTTCTCTAGTGGTTTGTCTCTTCAGTTTGGGAGGAACCACCTACCCAAAGACCCCCGAAGGGGTTTCGACTAATTCCCGAGATCTTCCTCCTTCTTCATTCTCTCTTCTTGTTCTGCCATTGCTTCGTGCAGTTCTGCCCATCGGCTGGGGTCGTCATTGGTGTATTCGTTCATGATGTAGTTCATGATTTCATTTGCAGACATCGAGAACCCAGCGAACTTTGCGGATGCTTTCGCCATAACTCGGGCGAAGTGGTGAAGGTTTGCCTCCTCGTTTTCTTCATCGAAGTAATGAAAGACATTCGAGTCATCGAAATCGAAGCAGTCGCAGTCGATTCCCTTCTCTTTGTGTTCTGTGCAGTCTCCATCATCGAAGTAATCGGAATACTTTTCTTCTGCTTCTGCAATGTTTTCGGCTTTGATGTCTAACGATTGGCAGACGATGTAGGCGGTGAAAGTCTTGTTTTCTGCTGACATTTATGCCACCACCTTTAGAGAAGAAACTGCTCGGCGAATGTAGTTCTGATGCTTCGAAGTTGTAACCGAGAACTTCTGACTTACGACATACCAGCCAGCGACAGAATGCCAAGCGATTGGGGTTCTGTAACTCATGACCACATAATCGATTGAATTTTTTACTGCTTCGTATTGCTGAATTTCTTCGGCGTTTAGTTGTCCGTAGGTGTTGCTTCTTCCATCATGACCCATGAGGGCGGAAGCGATGAAGTCTTCTCGGTTTGCGATGGCTTCGATTGCTTCTCTCTGATTGATGTTCTTCATTGTTCGATCCGTTTCTCTAGGTCGGGAGGGTTCTCCCGAGTGCCTTCATTCTCCCATTTTTGGGGGCAGATTGGAAGCACATTCCAGAGGATTTTGCCCCAGCTCGAGCTGAGCAGCGAGGGATCCGGCATAGATCCGGACGACCCGGAAGCGGATCCGGAATAGATCGAGGAAACCCGGCAGAGATCGTAGAAAGCTCGAGCCAGCCCGGCAGATGTTGCCCCAGCCCGGGAGAAGCAGCCCCAGCCCGGGAACTTGTCCGGGATCCGGTCATCTTCCCGGCATTGAGTCGAGCTGAATTAGTCAGGGGTCAGGGGTCAAAAGATGCCCCAAGTCTTAGGCAATTAGTTAGAAGTCGAACAGTTAAATGCCCCTAGTTGTCGGGGGTCTGCCCCCTGTCTGTGTCTGTCCGACACGCCGTTAAAAGCACTTAACATAATGTCTGTTATCGGCATAGGGGGTCATGACACACGGCTTGGCAAATTGACCCGAGTGCTTTATGTGCCGTATGCCTGTGTATATATGTACCCAGAAAAATATTTTTGATAGGATCTAAGCTGCGATATAGGCTTTGAACAGGGATTTTACACACAATGGGTAGTATGTGATGTAAATCACAGGGCATAGTGTGGGATAAAACCTATTTATCCCGGCTTATATATAGTAGGAGGATAATTACTTGCTAAAGTAATTAGACGACTAC